ACCACATTGCGAGGTAAAAATGCACATAGAGAGTGATACCAAACTAGATTACTCGGACGTCCTCCTTCGTCCTAAGCGTTCAACATTAACGTCTAGAAAGGAGGTAAAGCTCACTCGAACATTTGCATTCCCTCATTCTAAACGTAAGATCGAAGTCAATCCTATTATCGCAGCTAATATGGATGGCGTCGGTACTTTTGAGATGCTCAAGGTACTGGCAGAAGACGATATGCTTGTAGCACTCAACAAATCATATTCCAATGAAGATTTGTTGGAAGTTCATAGATACGCTGATATGAACGATTCTCGTATGAAAGAAAGTCTCTGCTTGACTATCGGTATGCAGGAAGCAGATTATGATAAAGTCAAAGTACTCAAAGATAAATTTCCAATTATTTGTATCGATACACCCAATGGCTACATGGAGAAATATGTCCAGTTTGTAAAGTCTATCCGTGAGCTTTGTGGGGTCAATAACATTATCATTGCAGGTAACGTGGTTACTGCTGATCAGACACAGGAGTTGATTCTAAATGGAGCTGACGTGGTTAAAGTGGGCATTGGTCCTGGATCTGTTTGTACTACTCGCATTGTTACTGGTGTTGGGTATCCGCAACTATCGACGGTTATCGAGTGCGCTGATGCCGCTCATGGGCTTGGCGGTCATGTTGTTGCTGACGGGGGTTGCACTTCTCCGGGAGATGTAGCCAAGGCATTCGCAGCAGGTGCAGACTTTGTGATGCTCGGTGGTATGCTGGCAGGTCATGATGAAGGTGGTGGCGAACCGGTACACAAATATATCCACAACAATGAATACTACTACATGAAGGAAGACGAAATTTACAAGCCTGTTATTGAACGCAAAGAGTTTCGTCAGTTCTATGGTATGTCATCCAATACTGCTAATAAGAAGCATGCAGGCGGACTGAAGGACTATCGTGCATCAGAGGGTCGTGATATCCTAGTGCCTTATAAAGGTGAGGTAAGTCATACGATTCAATATATACTAGGTGGACTACGTTCTACATGTACGTATGTTGGTGCAAAGCAGATTAAAGATTTAACCAAGTGTGCTACATTCATTCGAGTCAATAACCAATATAATAAGGTGTATGAAAAGTAATGCCAGTCTATACTGTGAAAAATAAAGAGACAGAAGAAGCGTATGATCTTAACTGTCCTTATGATGAGCTACTAAGCTTTCTAAAAGAAAATAAAGAATATGTCCAAGTCTTGAAAATGCCTGCCACAGTTAGTGGGAGAATCTCTACACAAAGACTTGCTGGTGAAGGCTGGCAGGACGTACTTAAAAGAGTAAAGAAGGCTTCTGGCAAGGACAATACTATTAATGTCTAAACAGAAAAGCATCAGGTCACTGAAGCTGAAACTAGAAGACCTACCCGAGATTGAGCCCATCACTGAAAATCAAAAAAAGGTATTTACTTCCTTTGAGAAAGGTGATAATATAGTACTTGCAGGTTCGGCTGGTACCGGCAAAACGTTTGTAGCATTGTATCTAGCATTGGAAGAAGTCCTTGACAGAGAAACACCTTATGATCAAGTCGTACTGGTTCGATCAATTGTACCCACACGGGATATCGGCTACCTGCCTGGGAATGAAGATGAAAAGAAGGATGCTTATACCGGCCCCTACCGCTCGATCTGTGATGAATTATTCAGTGAAGGTGATGCCTGGAATAAGTTGCTACAATCCGGAATTATTAAGTTCGAGTCTACATCTTTCATTCGAGGGACCACGTTTAACAATTCGGTAGTGATCGTAGATGAAATGCAGAACCTTAACTTCCATGAACTGGATTCTGTGATCACGCGTATCGGTAGAGAATGCCGGGTCATCTTATCAGGTGACTACTACCAATCGGACTTTGATAAAGAAAAAGACAGAGACGGCATACTCAAGTTCCTAACCATCGTAGAGCAAATGAAAGACTTTGAAATCTTTGAGTTTGGTTGGGAGGACATTGTTCGGTCAGGCATTGTTCGAGATTATATCATGACCAAGGAAATGCTAAAAGTCAAATGAAAGGATAAGACATTGGCTAAGTTTTCGCGTTTTGACCCGCGTAACAAAAAGAATGGACGTAATAAGAAAATGACCCTGGGTGAATATCCCAAAGGTCCTAAGCGTGCAGGTACAGATATCGACGAAGATAAGTACCTTCGTAAGTACAAAAAGATCGAGTATGATGACTACGATCCAGTGCTTCAAGATGAAGCAGATGAAGAGTTAGGATGGGCAGTTAGATGATTGCAGGCAAAGTATGGGGTTCGACAGAACTGATTGAAGCGAACGGTGCACTAGAGTTTCACCGTATCTTCACCAAGAAAGGTGGAGTATGTTCTAAGCATAAACACGAATTTAAATGGAACGGATTCTTTGTGGAATCTGGTTATCTGCTTATTCGTGTATGGCAGAATGACTACGATCTGGTAGATGAAACCGTTGTAGGTCCAGGTGAGTGGACTAAGGTTAAGCCAGGCGTATACCACCAGTTTGAATGTATTGAAGATGCTGTTGCCTTTGAAGTATACTGGGCAGAGCTGAATAATAATGATATTGTTAGAGAAACTGTAGGTTATTCTCAATAGGGGGGTTTACAAACCTCCCATTAACCATTACATATAGCATGTAACTGAATGAAAGTAATATAATGGAAAACCGTCGTATCTTCGAACACGTAGACGTAGAGTTTACTTACGATGATCTGGTCACAGAGACTACAGACAATGGTCGTAAGTACGTGATCGACAAAGAGAACAAGCTTCCCTCGATCACTACAGTACTACAGATTCTTACACGTGCTGCTATTGCTGCATGGCGTAAGCGTGTTGGCGAAGAAGAAGCCAATAAGATTATGCGTCAAGCATCTGGTCGTGGTACCGATGTGCATAAGATTATTGAAGACTATATCGACAACGTCGAAGACTTTGATGCTGGTTACTTCCCGCACATCATCGACAACTTCATGGATTTGAAACCAATCATTGATGAACGTATTGGTAAAATCTATGCACAAGAACAGCCACTGTACTCTACGCACCTTGGTGTAGCAGGTCGTGTAGACTGTGTGGCAGAGTTTGATGGTAAATTGTCTATCATCGACTTCAAGACCTCACGTAAGCGTAAAACCCGTAGCAAGTGTTACAACTACTTTATGCAAGAAGCTGGTTACGCTGTTATGTGGGAAGAACGTACTGGCATGCCTATCACGCAGCTAGTTACCATCATGGCAGTAGATCATGAAGACCCAATCGTATTTGTCGAACATCGTGACGAATGGATCGGTAAGCTACAGGAAACTATTGAACAGTACAATCAGGAGAATCCTAAATGAATGCAGACCCGTTCGGTCCACTAGACGAAATGCTAGGCATGGGACAAAAGAATAAGAACATTTTCTCTGGTAAATCTCTTGTCCAGCAGCACGATCTGTACTTGTCTGGTGAGATTAAAAGTTCGGACCAGTACACTGATTGGTTCGAACTACTGCGTTCTGCCAGTAAATCTGATATTATTAAGATTCATATCAACTGTTATGGCGGTGATCTGTTTACTGCGATTCAGCTGATGCGTTGCATTACAGAGTCGAATGGTAACATCATTACATCGGTTGAAGGTGCATGTATGTCTGCCGCTACTATGATCTTTCTGGCATCAGAATCGTTTGAAGTGTCTGACCACTCTGCCTTCATGTTCCACAACTACTCTGGTATTTCCATTGGTAAAGGCGGGGAGATGTACGAGCAGATCTCCTTTGAGAAAAAATGGTTTAACAAGCTGGTAAATAACATTTATAAAGACTTCCTTACATCAGAAGAGATCAAAGACATTGAGCAAGGTAAAGACCTTTGGCTCGATGGCGATGAAGTTGTTCTCAGGCTGAAGAAGATGGGTAAGTTTGAAGTGAAGCAACAGCTTGAACTTGATTTAGATGAGGAGAATGAAGAATGAAAATCGCTGTAGTTGGTTATGGCTATGTTGGTAAAGCTATGGTCGCTGCTTTCGACCAAGGAGACAATATCGATTATGATATTGTCGATCCCGCCTATGAAGAATATAACCAACCTCTTTTGGAAGTAATGGAAACGTGTCATGCTGCTGTAGTCTGTGTGCCTACTCCAGAAGGAGAAGATGGTAGATGTGATGATTCTATTGTCCTAGAAACAGTAGAGGCTATTGGTATCGATAAACCAATTTTGATTAAGTCGACTACAGACATCGACACGCTCCAGTTTTTCAAAGAAAACTATCCTAATGTTTGCTTCTCCCCCGAGTTCCTTCGAGGTCGTAACTCAGTAGAAGATTTCTTGCAAGAAACTAAAATGATTATTGGGGGTGAGGTAGATCAAGCAGAAGGATGGATGAACGTATTTCAAGAATGTATTGATATTCAAGATGAAGCATTCGTCGATATTGTTGAGGCAGGATATGTTAAGTATGCTGAGAACTCCTTCCTTGCTATGAGGGTTACATTCTTTAATGATCTTTATAATCTAATGCAAAAAGCACATCCGGAACTTGACTATGATTCTACTGTATATGCTCTAGGGGTTGATTCTCGTATTGGTCACTCGCATAATCAAGTACCAGGATATGACGGCAAGTTTGGTTGGGGTGGGCATTGCTTACCAAAGGACACCTCGGCATTTGTAAAATTTGCAGAACAACATGGCGCTGACCTACCGCTAATTCGTTCGGTGCGTAAGATCAACGAGGATCATAGAAAGTGAAACGACTCATCTATCAGGTTTCTGTAGGTAAACCATCTAATCTTTATAAACACTGTATTCAATCTGTTGCAGAATATTGTGCTAAACATGGTATCGAACATTATGTTTTAGATAAACCAAAGCTGCGAATTAATCCTAATCCATTTACATCTAATCGTAGTGAAGGTGCTTCAAGGTTGGGTTATCTGCCTATCTTTGAAAAAGAAAATGCTTTTGATCTTCTTCCAGAGTATGATCAGATTGCTGTGATTGATTCTGACATTTATATTCGACCAGATGCTCCAAATATCTTTGATGACTTTGGAACTGATCATCCGTTTGGCGCAGTTTGTGAACGTGAGATGCCAATCAACAAACAGTATATTGCAAAGATTTTGAATTACTCTCGAATGCAATATCATGGTATTCATGGTAAAAAAGGTTTGGACTTTAAACCCAATAAATTTGGATATGAATTTTATAATATGGGGCTGATGCTAATGAATCAGTCTTTTTATGACTATGTAAAAATGCCAGCTAAAGAATGGTTGGATCAGATAGAGTTTCAACCTTTTATTGATGGGCTCGGTGCATGGAAATGGTCTACTGATCAAACGCTGTTAAATTACTTTATGAAATCCCGTAAGGTTCCTGTGAAGCATATGAACTGGAAATGGAATGGTCTATATAGTGCTAATAAGAAAATTAGTGAATGCCACTTTGTTCACTTCTTTTTGAAAGACTTGCTACCAGAACGTGGTGAGAATGTAGAGCAGTTGATGGAGCAGATTTAAATGTTGCTTATTTCTCACAGAGGTAACATTAATGGCATTAATTCAGCATCAGAAAATCATCCATATTATATCCAAAAAGCATTAGATGCTGGGTATGACTGTGAAGTTGATGTATGGAAAAACTCAGATGATTATTGGCTTGGTCATGATAAACCTACATTTAAAATTGATATTAGTTGGTTATTAGAAAGAAAATGGAAACTTTGGATTCATTGTAAAAATATAAATGCCCTAGAAGATATGTCAAGACACTATTTGAATTATTTTTGGCATGAAAGTGACAAATACACCATGACTTCCAAAGGCTGGGTATGGGCATATCCAAATGAATTAACATCTACTAAATATAACAAAACTATTGCAGTTTTACCAGAGTGGAATGATACAGATGTTAGTGAGTTTGCTGGTGTCTGCTCGGATTATATTGTGAGATACTTAAAAGGAAAATAAAATGTATTATACGGTAACATATCATGTTCATAGCAAAGATATTCCATCAGCCGCTCATAATATTGCAATCGGGCAAAGTATCGGCAATCCAAATATTAGATCAGAAATTGAAACTTCTGCTAATGTCAAAGAAATGGAAGCTATCGTAAAGTCTATTGAAGGTAATATCGTAAAGATTGATTACCCACTCAAAGCATTTACATGGCCAAACATTTCTCAGTTGCTTTGTATTATTCAAGGTGGACAATCTGATATTGAAATTGTAGAACGTTGTCGTGTAATTGACATTGAAGGTTTACCTTATATGAATGCTCCTGTTCTTGGAATGAAAGCATTTAAAGAACGTGTAGGCGCAGAGAATCGTCCACTTTTCGGTTCTATTGTTAAACCTAAGTCTGGTCTTACAGAACAACAACTTCTTTCTATTGTAGAGCAAATGATTGATGGCGGCAGTGATTTCATCAAAGAAGATGAGATTATGGCTAACAATGATTATTTACCTTTGACTCAAAGAGTACAGGCAGTCAGTTCTCTTATTGAAAAGAAAAATAGCAAAGTTGTGTATTCGTACTGTGTTAATGCTGATCCATACGAATTAGTTCAAAACTTGGAAGATGTTAGAAGTCTTGGTGGCGATTGTGTGCATATCAATTTTTGGTCAGGTCTAGGTGCATATACAGCAAGTAATCAGGCAGGACTTATCACACACTATCAAAGGTCTGGTATTCGTATTCTCACTGATCCCGGCAATAAATTTTCTATCTCATGGCCAGTTCTAGTTAAACTTGGTGTTATGGCTGGTATTGATACTATACATGTTGGTATGCTTGGTGGATATTATCCAGAAGGAGAATCTGAAGAAGAGACGATGGAAGCACTTTCTATCTGTATGAATAATGATAGAGTTGCTGCTCTTAGTTGTGGAATGAATCCAGATGTTGCTAGAGAGATTCGTGGAAATATTGGTAATGATTGGATGGCAAATATTGGTGGTTGGTTGCACACTGGTGAGAATATCTACGATAAAGTGTATGAAATGAGAAAGAGTTTAGACTAATGAAAATTATTTTACCTATGGCTGGCAACGGTCAGCGATTTATTGATGCTGGATATAAACTACCTAAACCACTAATTGACATTCAAGGTAAACCTATGTTTGTCAGAGTGTTAGAAAACATTGGATATGGAACAGACATCCATGTCATTGTTCGCCGTGAACATATTGACAAGTATGCTATTGATAGGTTAATCAAAGATGCTTCTCCTAGTGCTACTGTGCATGTATTAGATGCCATTACTGAAGGAGCTGCTTGTACTGTACTAGAGGCAATTGACACAGAGAGTGATGATGGGTTCTTAGTTGCAAACTGTGACCAGTTAATGTCATGGAATAAATCTGACTTCTTTGAGCAGGATAATACTGAAGGCACCATTCTTACATTTATACCTGATCATGATAAACCAATTCATAGTTATGTAACTGTAGATAATAGTGGGTATATTACTGAATTAGCAGAAAAGAAAATGATTTCAAATATTGCTACTGTAGGTGTTTATCATTTTGCAAGCGAGAAAAAGTTTGCTGAAGCTGCACAAAGAATGTTTGATGCTAATGACCGTACAAATGGTGAATTCTATCTTGCGCCTGTATATAATTACCTTGAGGGCAATGTCAGAGAATATCGAGTTGAGAAGTTTTTAGGTATGGGAACACCAGAAGAACTGGAGGCTTTAAAGAAGACTGAGTGGTGGAACAGGATTCCTAGTTTATGAAAATTGCAGTGTGTGTTAATGGTATCTATAGAGATAAAATAAATATTCATCCAGATATTTTAGATCAAAAAAGACGTGAAATATTCCCAACAGCAGATTTTTATTATCATACTTGGGAATCTGATGTTGATAGAATACCTAAAAAATATCAAGAAAAATTGTTTTATTGCAAAGAACCCAAAATGACTTATCATCCAGTGTCTGATACAAATTATCCATGTAAACATGGTAAGTTTGAAAGATATAGGGAGAAAAATATATTTCACAATAAAACCCAGCATGGGTCAAAACAAATATTAGGATATGCTGATTTAATATCTAAAATACCTAATGATTATGATATTATAATTCGAACACGATTTGATGTCGAAATTGCAAATACAGATTATAGTAAATATTTAGAAATAGCAAAAAATAAGGGTCCAGTTGGTTTTATGATACGACCCGCTAAAGGGCATGAAATTAATAAAGTTTATGATGTCCCGAAAGATGACCCCAATGCTGATTGGTATGGATACTTGCCAGATCAATTAATTATGCACAGCCCCAAACATTTTGATCCTAATTTTGTATTTGATTTACATGCACAAAAAAATCTTCTTCCCGTAGAATGGGGATGGTATCAAGTAATGAGTGAGCCGTATGGTGATATTCATAGTTCTTTTTGGGGAATATGTTCAATTGTTAGATAGATTGAAAAATATACAATCAACCAAAGGAAGGGCAAAACACACAAATAAAAATAACCTCTTGTCGGTCTTTGCTGAATACGATGGTCAGAAGGTTAAAGTATATGAGACATTTAATCAGGCGCAAGTTGACTTACGTCTTTATATTGATCAACATGATCAGGTGTCTCATTACTTTCCTAAAGTAATTAACTCGGATGGTCTATTGATTGCAGAAGAGTTTATTGAAGGCACACATGCACGTAATTGTGATGTGAACGTAATACAAAAAGAAGTCGGTAAGCTGATTCTGACTCTACGTTCAATTGACTATAACAAGTGTACATGGGATTACCTTGAGCATATACACAAAAGAGTTAGTTTACCTTTTACACCTCTATTACTACCTAATCATATTAACCATAATGATTTAACGATAGACAACATCATTATGACTGAGAATGGTATTAAGGTTATTGATAATGAATTTTTAGCATGCAATAATGCTTGGTTCATGAATGTTATTAATGCCAAGTTCTTAACAGACCCATCGCTAGTGTTTGGTATAGATAGTGACGTAGTACAAAAATATTGGAAAGTTAGAAAATCATGGAAAGTTTAATTGAAAAACATTACTCTGGATTGAATGCGAATAACTACGACAGTCGATCTACTAATAAAAAGTGGCAGTTTGAGCAACGTATCGTTGAAAATTTTATTATGAATAATAGTGATATTGAGACTATTATTGATGCGCCGCTTGGTACTAATCGGTTTAGTGATGCTTTTGAACGTGCTGACCACATTAATGTTGTTTATGGGTATGAGTATTCTGATGATATGATTGCACAAGCAAAAAAGAAAATTTCATCTAAATTAAATGTAAAAAAATGGAATTTGCTTAAAACTCCAATTAAAAAGAAGGCTGACCTTTCTTTGATTATTCGCATGTTAAACTTATTTCCACAGGATGATTCATTATCTATTCTTAATAATGTATTGACTGCTACTAAAAAGTATTGTATATTAACTCTAAGATGTTGGGACAAAGACCCAGTATTAGAACAAAATAAAATTTATGTGCAAAATGAAAATATTTTTATGAATGTTATTAGTGAAGCAGGATTTAAAGTAATTAAGTCACAGTCAATTGACACAAAAGTTTCGGGGACATATAAGGTAATTACGATATCAAGATGAAAATTTGGAAATACAAAAATTATGAAGAGTATGTAGAAGCACAAACTCGGGCTAATGTAAAAAAAATTAACCTTAAATGGGTTGAAGAATCTACCATTGCTAAGATACATTCTTGGGTTCCATTTGCCACATCTATATTATGTCATGGTACTCGTAATGCCGCAGAGCAAAAGTTTTTTAAAAAATATTACTCAAATGCAAATATTGTTGGAACAGAAATATCACATACTGCTAAAAACTTTCCGATGACTGTTCAGCATGATTTCCATGAAGTTAAAGATGAGTGGATTAGTAAATTTGACATCTTGTACACTAATTCATTTGACCACTCGTATGATCCAATCAAATGTTTAAATACATGGAAAAATCAGTTGTCTGATAATGGTATTATGTTTGTTGAACATGCACACAGTGAAGTAAATAACCGATCTAGGGCAATTGATCCGTTAGAAATTTCTATTGAAGAATTGCTTGAATTATTTAAAGAAGTAGGTTTAAACGCTATAATCAAAGATAGTACTGGCAAGGGCGCAACATTATATCAGGTAAATAAATAATGAAGATTGCTTTTTGTATTAGTGGATTGCAACGCAAAACTGATATTGATTATTCTGTATTAGAAAATGGAATGTTTAGTGCATTTAAAAATATAAATGTTGATTATTATTATCAAACATGGAATAAAAATACTTTAATTAATAACAACAAAGTATTAGTTTTAGATGAACCTGATATTGGGTATGATTGTGTAGCAGATACAAAATCTAATGCTGGTCCATGGCTGGATCATAAAAGATTACACAAATCCAGTTCTAAATTATATAACTCCACAAAACAAATATTAGCTCATGCTTTTTTGGTTAAAAGTCTGCGAAAAAAGTATGATATGATTATTAAATGTAGATATGATTTATACTTCTCAGACAAATTGGACTATAATTTGTATCTAGAAAAATCTTATGAAGAAGGTCCGTATGGGTTTGGATGGAGAAGTGGAAAAATGGATAATGAATCTATTAAATATTTAAATTCTCCTGAAATGTTGAAGAAGACTACAGATAACATTAGATGGAATGGTATGATGAGAGACCCTTTAATATTCCATAGACCAAAACACTTTAATACTGATTATGTATTCTATTTACATAAAAAGAAAGAATTATTACCTGCTGAAGCTGGATGGTATCAAATATTAAGTAAACCTTATGACGATCATCACACAAATTACTTTGGTGGAGTATTGCTTGCTAAGGATGGAAAATTTAAATGAAATCATTTATAGTTTACTTAAAAGGTCACTCTGTTTCAGAAAAACAAGCTAATGACTGTTACAGAAGTTCTAGTTCTAGTGGGTTTGATGTTGAAATGTTAGAAGGTGTTACACCCAAAACTTTATATGACTATGAGCATTATCCAGAAGTGCCTAATGGTAGAGTTACCAACTTTAAACGAGAAAGTAAAAAAGTTTATGAGACAAAGATGTCATGCTTTCTTAATCATGTTAAAGTGTGGAAAAAATGTTTAGAGTTAAATGAACCTGTAGCATTTATTGAGCATGATAGTTATTGTGTTAGAAACTGGGACAATCCAACATGGAAAGATGTATTGATTATGAATGCATCTTCTGCATTTAAACAGAAAGTTTTTAGTCATGTTCGTAATAAGCCTGATTTTGATTTTGGTATAAATGAATACTCTTATTCACCTTTAATATATAACAAAGACAATCTCTTTAAAGGGAGCTTAATGATTCCGGGAACAGCAGCATATGCTATTACTCCTAAAGGAGCAAAAAAGTTATTAGACTCATTACACAAAAATGGATGGGAACAAAGTGACTTTTTTATTAATACAAAAAATGTAAAAATGCAATATACAATTCCAGAATATTTTACATTCAAACATTCAAACTTAAACACTAGTCATGGAGTGGGATAAAATTATCAAGTATAATACTCTGGAAAATAAACTAAAAATTAGAGAAGACGCATATAAAAGTTTTTCTATTGAGTCGTACAAGAAAAGAATATATCAAACTTTGGAAAATATTAAAAAATGAAAGCCTTTGTAATTACATTATTTAATGACAAGTACAGTGTACAGTCTGCTGAGAACACTCTCAAGACTGCCAGACAGATGAATGATGACCTTCATATTGAAATGGTCCGTGCTGTCACGCCTGATAAGATTAAAGACACTACTTACTCCTATCCAGTTGAAGGCGAGACTAGTGTTTATGAAGGCATGACTCTGATTGGATATAAAGCAAAAGACATTGGTAAAAAGATTGCTTGTTCTTTGTCACATATGAATCTCTGGAATAAATGTGTACAATTAGACGAACCAATTATGATCTTAGAGCATGATGCAGTTTTTATTCGTAAGTTTAGACCTAGCAAGATTCTTAAGTCTATCGATGATGGTGACGTTCTCATGATTAATGATCCTCGAGGTGCTACCCGTCGTGGCATGGTCTATCATGAGAATATTATCAAGAACGACTTTGGTGTGCATGTAGTAGAAGGTGTAAATACTCCAGATGAGAACGTTCCAGACGGTCTTGCTGGTAACAGTGCATATGTGATTACACCAGCGGCTGCAAAGAAAGCCTCGAAGCTTCAATCAAGTATTGGTATCTGGCCAAACGATGCTCTGCTCTGCAAGCAGCTGTTTCCTGGAAATCTCAAGTCATACTACCCATATATAACTAAGGTAGAACAGAGAAGATCAACAACGACAGGTTAGATTATGATTGCCAAAGTGATTACCTTGATGAACATGCCACAGTCCGTCAAGGCTGCGCAGAGATGTATTGATTCTGGCGCTGGATATGGTGTACACGTTCAGAACTTTAATGCTGTCACTCCAAAGACCGTAGATCAATTTGTGTATGATGAACAGATTGATACAAGATTCTTCAAAGAAAAGTATTCAAGATTTAAGAATGCATTGGCTGCTTTCTCGTCACACTATTCCCTCTGGAAAGAAAGCTATCAAACCCAGCAAAACTATCTTATCCTAGAACATGATGCGGTATTCGTTGGTGACATTCCAACATTCCTCCGAGGTGATATTGTAAATCTTGGAGAACCTTCATATGGTAGGGTTGAGACACCAGGTAAACTTGGTGAAGGGCCACTCTGCTCTAAGCCGTTTCTTCCTGGTGCACACGGATACTACATTACACCCAAAGGCGCATGGGATTTAATTCATCGAGCAAAGATTAAAGCAAAGCCCACTGACGTTTATATTCACCAAGACGACTTTGAGATTACAGAGTTTTATCCGTGGCCTATTCAAGCAAGAGATACCTTTACCACTATCCAAAGAGAAGAAGGTATTCAGGCAAAGTTTTCATACCTTAAAACTGGAAAGATGGATATCCTAAATGTTCGATAAAGCTTTCCTGACTGGATGTGATGAAAACACAGAATGGATGCTGGAATGGTGGTTCACCGAGTACTCTAAGCATAACAATACACCCGTAATCTTTGCTGACTTTGGAGTTAGCGCTAAGGCTAGGGATTATGCAGAGAAGAACTTTGCAAAAGTAATTAAGTTAAATTCGCATAAGGATAAAGCATGGTTTCTTAAACCTCAATCTATGATCGACGCATCTAAGTTAGCCAAGAAAGTTTGCTGGATCGATACCGACTGTCACGTGCTTCGTTCCATCTCTACTGTTTTTAATTACTCTGTAGAGAACAAGCTGGGCATGGTGCAAGATCTTCCGTGGACTAAACGTCGTGGAGAAATTTGGCATAACTCTGGTATTGTTTTATTTGAAGGCTGTCCTAGAATTCTAAAAGAATGGAAACGCAACATCGATGCCAATCCTACAGTAGGTGATCAGGAAGTACTACATATGATGCTGCGTGATGATCCTTTAAAGAAGCGAATATATATTGAAGATCTACCCAATATCTACAACTGGTTAAGAATCCAGCTATTAGATGGTCAGGATTCTTCTCGTAAGAAGATTATGCATTGGACAGGGTTTAAAGGTAAAGAACATATCAGAGGACTAATTCGTAATGGCTAAAGCGGTACACGTACTTGGTAACGGACATTCTTCAAAGCTATATCTAAATCATAAAGACCTAAAAGGAATGAAGGTGGTATGCAATCTGCCTCCGTTTGCTGTAGAGCGTGTTGCATTCTCTTGTATGGTTGACTTTAAAATGATGAAAGCTCTAACTGAAGGTAGCTTAGAAAATCCTTATACATGGGTGCTTGGCTATCGCCCTAAAGTATGGATGGAAAAGAATCCTGGCTTTCATATGAAGCATGCCGCACAGATTAAAGAATTCTATACCGTTCTGCCAAAATACACTGGGGGTGGGGGTCAAGGGTATACTAACTTTAACTGTGGACATTTTGCAACTCACTATGTAGCAAATAAGATCCAACCTGATCGTATTCACCTCTGGGGATTCGATTCTATTATGGACTTTGATATTCGATCACGAACAGACTTTTATCTTGAGTCTGATAGAGGTGGTATGAACACTGAAAGACTGTCTAGTACGTGGAGAAAAGTCTTCAATGGCATTTTCAAAGAGTTCAAAGATACTCAGTTCGTAATCCATCACACTCACAACAATATCAAAATCCCTAAGCCAGAAAATGTTGAAATTTCTGTGGAAAAAGTGTAATTAGGGGGTTTACATTTAAAGCCGAATGCATTATATTACTAGTGTAATCAACAGAAAGGCTTTAAACGATGGCTCACGAAATTGAATTTGTAGACGGTACCGCTCAGATGGCTTACGCAGGTGCTACTCCTTGGCACGGTCTGGGTACGGAAGTTTCCGACGATATCTCTACTGACGATATGATGAAGGCAGCAGGTCTGGACTGGACCGTTACCAAGCAGCCTATGTACTACATGGATGATCTTGGTGAGCTTGGTGAAGTACCAGGTAAGGCTGCACTCGTACGCTCCACTGATAAAAAGGTGCTGGACACTGTAGGCGAAGGCTGGAACCCAGTACAAAACCAAGAAGCTTTTGACTTCTTCCGCGAGTTTGTAGATGCTGGTGACATGCAGATGCACACCGCTGGCTCCCTCAAAGGTGGTAAGATGGTCTGGGCGTTGGCTAAGATCAACGACGGCTTCACTATCAAGACTCCACAAGGCGAAGACACGGTAGAGTCCTACCTCCTCTTCTCCAACCCACACCAGTACGGCAAGTCAATCGACGTACGATTCACTCCAATCCGTGTGGTGTGCAACAACACTCTCACCCTTTCTATCGACCAGCAAGTAGACAACTACGTACGTATGGGTCACCAGACTCCATTCGATGCAGCTACTGCAATGGAAACCCTCGGTATGGCTCAGCAAAAGCTTGAGACCTACAAGGAAGCAGCTGAGTACCTCTGCCAGAAGACTTACACCTCTGAGCAGATGGTCAACTACTTCAACCAGGTATTCCCTTCCGCTGGTGAGAAAGCTTCCTACAAAGCTCGTGAAGCTCAGGAAGTCATGCACACCCAGGCTGGTGCAGAGCTTGGTGAAGGTACCTTCTGGCAGTTGTTCAACACTGTCACCTACATGACTGACCATACTCTTGGTCGCAACAACGATAACCGCCTTCAGTCCTCTTGGTACGGCACTAACGCCAATGTCAAGAAGAAGGCACTTGAACTTGCAGTCGCAGCATAGGAGAAATGAAAATGGCTGATGCAAATATGATGAAAAACTTTCTTGAAAAAGTTCAGAAGGGTATTGTTGACGTCCGCTTTGAAAAGGCGGACGGTACCCAGACCAACCGTAAGGTAACCCTTGATCCTGACTATATTCCAGAAGAACATCCAGGTGTTGGTCTAACGGAGTATGATGATCTTATGGAGAGCTTTGACACTATTATGGATAAAGACTATATCCGAGTCTATAGTGTTACCGATCAAGGTTGGCGTACTATTAAACCCAGTAAACTTATTAGCTGGGTTTCGGGATAAAAAAAGTTAAATTAGGGGGTTTACAAAGCCCCCTTTTTGTATTATATAAGTAGTATTGATTGATTTTATAGGTTATTGACATGATCCGTTTGGCATCGACCCTTTTCGTTTCTGCTATCGTCACTGTTTCTATGTACGCTATCGTCACTGCTCCTAAGACTGAAGCACACGAGCTTGATTGTAACATGGTAAGCTTTGGCGAATACGACTACACAGACGTATCTACTAATCGTCCTACACGTAATAACAACCCAGGCAACATCCGGAAAACTGGAGTAACCTATTATGGCGAAACTTCTAATGACCCAGCCTTTGAGTCGTTCGCTGCTCCTGAATGGGGATATGCAGCTATGTTTGACCTTCTGGACCGCCTTTACACTGGACTCACTCTCAGTGAGGCTATCCACAAGTGGGCTCCACCTGTAGAAAACGACACTCAACGTTATATCGACTTTGTCGCTGGAAGCACTGATCTTCATGAAGACAAGTTTGTCATTGATGTAAATGACGAACGTATTATCGGTGTCGCTAAGTACATGTCAATTCTAGAAGGCATGAAGGGCTTTTCTGACGATGATGTTACTCTAGGTTATATGGTATGGGAGAAATGCTATAATGCTGAATAAGCAATCTATTACAAAAACACTATCCGCAATCCATGAAGCCAAACAGACCGTAGGGTTTGTACAGGCTATGGAGATTATCCTGCGGCATGAAGACCCTAAAGAATTACAAGAGCTGATTGAATATTGCCAACATCGTATTAAACAATTAGAGGTTGAGAATGAAACACAAGCGTTTATGTGAACCAGATTTCGGTAAAAAAGATAACTACACCATCATCCTTCCTATTGATCAAGGAGTAGAACACGGACCACATTCTGCGTTCTATGCCACAGATCATCCTGAGATGTTGGATGTGGATTACCAGGTTGACTATATCGCTGAGTTGTTGGAAGAAGGTTTAGTAGGGGCTGCAGCACTGCCGCAGCGTACTGCTAACCTATTGAAGTTTTGGTATCCGCATTTAGCACAGGATATCATTATGAAACTAAATCATGGTAACAATCTGAACGACTGGCTTGATCCGACTCAAGCAGTCTATGCAACTACAGCTGCAGCTCAAGGAATGGGTGGCATTGGATACACAATTTATCCTGGATCGCTTGATCAAGACGAAATGATCAATTACTTTGGTAAGATTAAAACCCATGCCTCACCGACTGCCAAGACCATTCTCTGGTCGTATCCACGTGGCGGTGAATTCAATCCTATCTCGTTTGAGACTACAATGCATGCAGCATACATTGCTGCGCAGTTGGAACCAGACGTGATCAAGGTTAAGCTTCCTGAGTATGATAATATGTCTACACTCTGTATTCGGGTAGATCGTGTTGTTAAATCAGCATGTGGTATTCCTGTGGTCTTTTCTGGTGGTACCAAGCGTGGCACTGAAGCAATCCTAATGGAAGCAGAAGCGATTGCAAAGAATGGTGGCTACGGTATGATTGTAGGACGCAACGTGTTCCAGCGTAAGCGTAATGAAGGTAAAAATCTATTAAGAGATATACACAAAGTGTTTAGGGAGAGTTAATATGTTGAGATTCTTAGCATTACTTTTTTTATTGGTTCCTAGTATTGCTAAGAGTCAAGTGATGACCAAAGAAAATATGATTATGGAATATAAAGACATCGCCAGTTTAGCTGCGGCTGAAGTTCTGGGATGTGGTAAAATTAATAAAGAAAACATAAAAAGATTTAATACAATTTTTGATGCTTTCATGCTTGAAAAGGCTAAAGAAGAAGGTTATAATGTCACGATAGAAGATATTGAAGGATGGAAACTAGCAAAACTAATAGAGCAATATGATGGGATGAAAGGTATTCCATGTTCCGTGATCAATGAATCTATTGACGAATTTAATAAAACATCTCGATATACTCGGGAAATATATGATTATTATACACCGGCAGGAGGCATATAAATAGTCTTATATCTCAATCTTTTGGTATAATCTATGGCAATTATTTTTACTTCCTCTTTTTCATCTATTGCTGGGACGTTCTTAGGAGACTTCCAGACAGAGGATAGTGCCAGACCTCACGAATTATCAGAATACTATAGAGGCGGAGATTTCGTTCCAGATTCTGCACAGTATTCAGATATTCCTACTAGTGGAACAATTTCCGTTAGCGATTTTGGATTCGCCACATCAACGCTCACATTCCAAGTAACAATTGATACTAATATCAACAATGTATTTTTAGACAGCTATGCCACTGCAAACGGTTGGAATGGTAATGACATATTAGAAGTTACTATTAATCCAGATGTTATAATTGGGGCAGCAACTCCCGACAGAACTACTGCTGGATTTTTTATCAGAGAAAGTGCTGGTGATCTTGACGGGCTAAGGGGCTTGCCCGCATTAACAATAGACACTAACAATACAATTATTAATAACTATGGTATTATTCATGGTTATGGAGGTACTGGCGGAGGTTTTGCAAAGCTTACTGAATCGGCATCAACTTTTTCATTTCTTCAGACCGGTCAATATGGCGGTTCTGCAATAGAGGTAACTGGAAATAATGTTGAAATCAGAAACTATGACAGAATTCTAGGCGGTGGTGGAGGAGGAGGATTTGGTAGAGGGGTAGGCGCTTCTCCGACTATACCAATTGCCGGAGGCGGTGGCGGTGCTGGAGCCGGACGACCTGGAGCTGGATCTACGAACTTAAATCAGACCGGAGGAGTGCAATATGATGCCTACAGTTCTACTCCTGCAAGAGGTGGGGGCGATGGCGCTTCTTGGGGAGTTACAACAGCTAGAATCTATTCTGGGGAATATGGCGGATTAGACTTTACTTCAACTGGATTTAATGATGGCACCGATGGATCGATCACCTATTACGGTGGTGGCGGCGGCGGATGGGGTCGCCCTGGAAGATTAGGAAATGATCGGGGGTTTCCCTCCGCTGCTGGCATAGGCGGATATTCAGTTGATGCAACTGGATTTAATGTTGAACTTCAGACTTTTCATGAGATTGGTGCTATATCAGCAGGTGATTTAGAAGGAAATGTCGATTCTGAAACTGGCGTTATTACTACTATTAATGTAGCTAATGGAGTTTATGATAATACAAACATAAAATCATATTTGCCTGGAGCTCCTTCTGGTGGATATCCCGAACTTGATTTATATGAGTTAGCACAATCTTCTGGGGGATTGACACCAGTTTCTGGTAAAATAGAACAGCCAATTAAATTTGTAATTGATGCTACAACGAGAGTAAGAAATATTGATATTGGAGGTAAATTTTCTTACCTCGTTATAGAAAATAATGGTATGATTTTTGGTGAAGGTGGTCGAGGAAGTAGTACATCCGGTAATTCCGGAGCCCCTGGAATTCGATTTAATTCTAATGATGTTTGTGATACAGTATTAATTATTAATAATTCCGGAGGGTATATAGCTGGAGGCGGTGACGGCGGTCAACGAGTGATTGTTGGCAGCGGCCTTCAAGGTGATACTGGTGCAACCGCCCCTGGTGGGGGTGGAGCAGGCGGCGGGCAACCCGGCATCAGCGCACAAGCTAGTAATGATGAGGGAACCAGTAACTCAACAGGGTTTCCCGACTACTATGCACTAGGATCAATTACTGGTGCTGGTTCAAATGGCAATAGTACAGCCGATCGTCAAAGAGGAACGAATCTTGTTGGGGGTGTAACTGTTGGATCCGGTGGGCAGGCTGGTGGTGGTGGCGGTGTTGCTGCAGCTGCTTGTAGACAGGTAAGCGGTCCGGATGATCAGACTGCTCGAGCCTCTATGTCTGGCGGTGGTGGTGCAGTTTTCCCAGCTGGAACTACCGGAGCAAATGGTGGCGGAGGAGCGAACCTTCTAGGATTGGGATCTCCTAATGGTCAATTCGGATATGCAGCAGCTACTGCAGGTGCTGGAGGTTCGTTTGGTGATGCTAATGCTATTTCTGGAACCGGATCCTATGTAACAAATTTCTCTTATGTAAATAATGGAACTATTTATGGGGCGATAACTTAAATGACGTATAAGTATAGGATCACAAGAGACTCTGATTTTTCTGTTTTTGATACTATGGATTCTGCCATGTCTTATATTACAGACGAGGTAGAAACATACTTAAATCAACAAACTGATATTGAGCGATATCACATTCGTGAATTAAATTATGTTTTAAAAAAGATTAATGGTCAGGTAATGCAGACTACAAAGATCAGGAATGTTACTGATCTAGATGATCCCTCTTATACAGAGAACACTGTTTTTCAAATAGCGCATCCAAAGATACCAGAAGCTTATCATATTTCTGGGACGACAGCTCTAAAAGAAAAACTGGAAGAAATCAAAGTTGATTACAAAAATTGGCTTCTTAGTAATAAGTGGATTGAAAAATATGAATTAGAGACCGTTACTGATAGTGATGGTAATACCTCAGAGGTTACCGTTGATGTTAGATATTTTAAAGGGTATGAGTATTAAAATAGTTGTTTACAACGTGAAAAAAGTGTGATACACTCTATGAGTGTCTTAATGAAAGGAATATATACAATGGCTACACTTAAGAACAAACTACGTAAGAAGCACTTTGATACGCAGTTCCGTAAGAAGAAGCAGCTAGACAAACTGGCAGCTTTTGATATGGACTATGCTCACAGTCACAATCTTGATGAGATTCTGTCTGGCAATGAGGCATATCAAGAGTTTCTTTACGAGAAGAATAATGGATATTGAGTACAAAATCCTAAGTCGTAAAAGATTCTGTGACATGGTTGAAGAGTACATCTACATGAAAGATGTACCTTACATGGATGCAGTAATTGACCTAATGGATCAACACGAGATCGAACCTGATCGCATTCCTAATCTGATCAATACGTCAATCAAGGATAAGATCGAGGCGGAGGCTCGTGACCTCAATTTCTTAGAAAGGATCAATAAGTTACCTATATGAGGAATTTTATGTTACGTTTAATTGGAATGTACATCCCGTTTGTACTAGTCATTCTAGGCATCGGCGCGTGCAGTTTTATTTACAAGGATAATCTGCTAGGAACGTTTGGCCAGCAAGAAGAGGTTATCGAACCGGCACCAGAGCCTGAAGTACCGATGGAAGAGATTACACCTATTGAAGAGGAACCAGTCGATGCCGTGGAAGTGGAATCCAATGAAGAACCACTATCAACAGACGCCTTACCCGGAATCGGAGAATGTGTCTGCCCAGATCAAAGCACCACAACTCTGGAAGGTGAAGAAGAATCCTCCAATTGAACCCATGGAGGTAGAGGAAGGGTCAATCACCTTTCCAGAAAAATAGGGGTTTACATACAACAGACAATACTGTATAATACACGTCTTAATACTTCAGTCAATACAAGGAATATACATATGACACTCGCAGCTCTTAAAAAATCCCGTAGCTCCTCCATCGACAAGTTGGTCAATGCAGCAGCATCCCTGAATGAAAGCACCGAACAACGTGCTGGTCCTGATCCACGTATGTGGAAGCCAACCGTTGACGCAGCAGAGAATGGCTATGCCGTTATCCGCTTCCTCCCGGCACCCGAAGGTGAGGAGCTTCCATGGGTACGATACTGGGATCATGGCTTTAAGGGTAAGAATACCGGTATGTGGTACATTGAGAAATCTCTTACCACTCTCGGTCAGAAAGACCCAGTAGGTGAGCTTAACTCTAAGCTCTGGAACTCGGGTCGAGACGAAGACAAGCAGACTGCACGTGATCAGAAGCGTCGACTGCACTACGTCTCAAACATCTACGTCATCTCTGATAGCAAGAATCCAGAGAATGAAGGCAAGGTCTTCCTCTATCAGTTTGGTAAGCGTATCTTTGATAAGCTCATGGCAGCTATGCAGCCAGAGTACGAAGATGAACAGCCTATCAACCCATTTGATCTTTGGGAAGGTGCTGACTTCAAGATTAAGATTCGTAAGCAGGATGGTTGGCGTAACTACGACCGCTCTGAGTTTGCCGCACCTAGTGCACTGGCAGACGATGAAGAGATGGAACGTATCTATGCACAGTGCCACTCCCTCCAGGAGTTCACTGATCCGTCTACCTTCAAGTCATATGATGAACTGAAATCTCGACTGGATATGGTACTCGGTCATGGTGACACGCTCACTGCACAGCAGGTAGAAGACCTGACAGTTACTGCTGAGTCTGCACCTATGAAAACTGTTGAACCGGTCTCTACAGCGGCTACAGACGAGGATGACGACGATACAATGTCGTATTTCTCAAAGCTGGCTAACGAAGACTAATTAGAAGCCTCCCCCACCTCCCAGCAGTCCTTTGTTCATGTAAATGTCTTGTGCTGCTGGGATATCGGATGCGATGGTCGTCGATTGAGCATTACTAACAGTACTGTTTTGGTTGATGACCGTCGTACTTCCTGCTCCAACACCTTGAACATTCTGTAGGTTCTGTCTATTCAATTCTAACAGCTGAGCTTCCAATCGAGCATTACGCTCTGCGATTCTAGCTCTTGCCGATTCTCCGCCAGGAACACCAATCTCACTTGGCTCTGCGATAACCAATTCACCGCCACCTAAGAATCCTGGAATAGGAATAGCAATTTTAGGAATACTGATTCTGAGGTTATCGCTCAAGAATGCTACTAATTGATCCGGAATATTCTGAATTAAATTCATAACTTTCAGAAGAGCTTCTTGCGATCCGATCTTTAATTGTTCTACAAAGAAATCTAAAGCATTGCCAACCTTCTCAAAGATACCAGGAACGATACCTTCAACTAAATTCATAATCATTCCTACTGGTGAAAGACTGAATATTGCGCCAAGCGCTTCTTTTGCCTTTTCTAATGAAAACTCTCCTTTAAAAAGATCTCCAACAAAGCTACCGATCTTCTTTACATCCTCAAAGATTCCTTCAACTAACTTGGCAAAGGTTTCTTGGAAGCTAAAATCGCCAATAGCATCTGCTACACTTGTCAAACCAACTTGGTCGAAAAGCCATTCTGTAGCTTTTTTGATAAGATCGAGTGGAGCAAAAATCAGCGAATTGAAGAACCCAACAACAGCACCTTCAATACCGCCAATGATGCCGTCTTCTTTAAAACCATCTACTGCACCTTTAACCGTATCCCATGCAGTAATAAAAATAGTCAATGGTAAAAATAATCTACTGAAAATTTTACCAATACCTTTTAAGAATTCAAAGCTTGGTAACAGTGCCGTCATACCGCCAGAAACTAGCGTAACCGCTCTACCAAGTGCACCAGAAATAAATCTAAACGTTCCTCGAAATACATCAAAGAAAGCATCGATTGCCTTACCAATTGGTCCTGCTTTAAAACTATCGATCAATGCAAGAAGTTTTACGCTAATAGGTTTAACTAATAAATTATTAATAGAGAATGCAATCTTTTGGAGATCGACGATAAACTTTAAAAATGCATCTCGAATTTGCTGTACAACTTCTTCGATTTCTTGATTAAAAAATGTACCTAGTGCTGCTAAAGATAAAGCCGCACCAGCTAGAAGCGCATCACCAATAGCAAAAGGTGATTTGGCATCTCCAAGCCCTCCGGTTGCAGAAGGCGGTTCTTTGCCACCATTCCTACCCCTTTCTCTTTCAGCCTCTGCCTCATCCAGAATACTTCGTTTCTGAATATCGATTAGACCTTGGACACGTTGCACAAGTGCAACGACAGCAGAGGTAGTTTTACCTTGCTCTTCGTTCTGCATTTGTAACATTGCGGTTACGTCATTTAGTGTAGCTTCTGCCATTTATTTTGCTCTCTGTCGTTCGGCTTCTTCTTCAAGATAGTTGATTAGCATAGCAAGATAGATTTCTCTCTCCCAAGGTATCATCATGTCAATTTCAGTCAAGGAATAATGATGATGTTGCATCAACTGAAAATTAACCTGATAATGATTTGTCAGGTTATCATGAGAGAGGCATACTAAAAAAAATCAGCGGTTCCTTCCAGTGTCAACTTATTATCATGGCCACAGCTACCACACTGAAACTCTACATCATGTTTAAGTCGTGGCATATTTTCAATAAAATCTCGAACCTTCATAAATTGTTCTGTCGAGAACGATTCAATAAAGTTCATCACTTCTTCAGGTGTCTCTTCATCCAGCGAGAATCTTTCCTCTTTTGTTTCAACTGCGCTAATACAAGCAGCAATCATATCAAATGCCTGATCAGTTTGGCTCCCTTTGTATTTAACCATTTTAGGGCCAATGTCTTTCAAAGTAGGGTACTTCATTTCTAAAGTAATATCAGAAGACAGTTTAATCTTCTTTGCATTAGCTCCCTTAGGAACTTTAATATCAACCTTTGAGATATCTACTTTAATCTCATTAGATGTTTCACACTCGGTACACTTCGCTTTAATATCGCTAGACTCGCCTACGGACTTGCTACGGATCTGAGTGAAGAGATATTCAATGTCAAAGATCGGAAGGGTTCTTACGTTAATCTCTTCATCAATACAAGACTCAAGAGTATCGCAGATTGCCTCAAGCGATCCAAGTTCATCGCCCTGCTCTAGAGCAATCATCAAGACCTTTTCTTCTTTTACCAGATATGGTCTAAATCGAATTGTATCGCCGCTTGATGGAATTTTTGTAGAATACTTGATCGTCTCATTAAGTTTTGGCAAAGCCATAATGTATCTCCATTATTATCTAATTCGTTCCCAGTCAGTATAGGAAAGTTGAACGCTAAGTTGTACTAATTGGTTCTGGTTTTCGTCACCAAGTTCGATTGCTTGCATTGTTGTAGGAAAGGCTTTTAGCAGTTTACAAGCATATATCACTGAGTTATCACCATGGTCTAGCTGCTGAATAACTACTGTCTTGGCGTATTCGCTTTTATACTTTAGTTCGTATGTGTCGAATCCGATGATCTGCTCTTGCCAGTTTTCAAAGTATGTTCTCATTGAGTAATCTTGGTCGAGGAGAAATGTAAGGTTAACGTCTTCAGATAAGAAACCATATGGCATCTTCTGCGACATCATACCAATTGTTCTTTCATTGGTTACGATCTGACGTCCAGGAATGTTAACAGCACGGCATAGAGCATCAATCGATCTAGCATCGCCACCAAACTCTGTCGGTAAGATTACTCTGTACCGGTCTGCTCGAGATACGCCTTGTGCGAATCTTCCTTTTAGTTCTTCAATGCTTGCCATTAAGCTACCATCTTTCTTCTAGAATCTCTGTATACTGTAGTCTTAGATGCCTTCTCAAAGTCAGCAGTTGGTAAGAACGTTGCGATCTCCCACTCTGGAGGTGACACCAAAGCAAGCCTAGATCTTAGATGAGTAGACAGATATCTCTTAAAGCAAGGCTTGAACTGTCTAAACTTAGCCGCACCTTTTAACAAGTCATACGACAATCTAAATCTAGTACTTTCATCATATCTGTCATTATTTATAGTGTCTAGGAGAGCATCTAGGAACTTGGCACGTAAGTCTAATGGAAGATAGTGTAGATTTAGTCCTCTGAATCCGCCAGGTGCACGATCGATCATAATAATCAAAGGAAATCTATCATAGTATGGCAGCGTCTCTTTGTGCTTTGGATCATAAAAGTACATGTACATGTTACCCATTGCGGGCCTGCTCTTCAGCTCAACGGATTCGTCACGGAGAAGACCCGATCTACTAGGTGTAAGCTGTGCTGCCTTCTTGCGGAACCATGCCATAGACTCTTTTGATCTAGGTGTGATACCTGCACGGAATGCTTCTAGTTCTAATTTCTGAAATAGATTTGCCATTTACGTTTTCATTCCCATACTTCGTAGGGTGTCTTCGGTCCAGATTTGGAACTGCCAGTTTCGATCCAGACAGTATTCTTTTGCTGCTTTCCACTTGCACTGATTCTTGACGTATTCCAATGATTCATTAATGAACCTTTTCGTCCTTCTCTTACCAGCAGGTGGCTTAGTTTGTTTCTTTGGTTTAATCTCGATAAGTATAGTTCTACCATCTGTAGTATTTATTTTTAAATCTACAAAGTACCTATGATATTTGTTGTCTACCGCACTAATATATGGTATTACAGTTTCTTCAGATGACCAGGATTTAATGTTACTTTGCTTTTCGCACCACATAAAGACGAACTTCTCCCAGTAGGAGCGATAAATAACTTGTGTATGGTCACCATCATACTTGGCAGGATTCTTTACTTTATATCTTCCCTTGTAGGTTTTCATTTCAAGCCATATAAATAATTAAAGACTAAAGGTATTTATAGGTAAAAAAGTGGCATTAAATTTCCCAATTGAAAGAGATGAGAAATACGAAGGCAGGATTAGCTTTACTGCTTTGAATTCTTCAACGAGTGGACAGAGAATGGCAGCTATTGGAACTAGCAACCCAAATCTAGCTGCAGCCGTTGTTGGCGGAGATCAAAGAATTGGGGACAAAACAATCACCACTACAGGTGGAACAGTAAATCTTTATCTTCCGCAGGGATTAAATTTCCAGGATGGTGTTCAATATGAGAACACTGATCTAGGTATTATTGGATCTGCAGTAGCTAATGCAGCTAGTAATGTTTACAGAGATCCTAGTGTTAGAGGTATACAGGCAGCTACAAGCACCGCTTCTTCCATTTCAGATCAAATATTTTCCAATCTGTTTGGCGCACAAGGCAGAGAAGCAGCTGCTGGATTGGCAGAAAGATTCGCTCCTGGTGGCCTAAGCGATGCGATCGCAATGGGAACTGGTATCACAGCAAACCCTCACAGAAGATCGATCTTTAGAGATGTTGCACTAAGACAGTTTAGCTTCAACTTTACAATGGTTCCTGCAAGCCCAGATGAAGCAGCAGCATCTGAAGAGATCGTTAAATTCTTTCGTGTTAATCTTTACCCTGAGAGAGCTGGACCAGCTGGGGCGCTCTACAAGTTTCCTACTAAGTTTGAGATCGGGCTTACTTACAAAGGCCAAGAGGTAGCTACTAAGATCCTACCCTGTTACTTAACTTCAGTACAAACACAATATAATCCTAGATCCGGATCATTCCATACTGACAGTAAGTTTAATGAGATTGGTATCTCTTTATCGTTCCAGGAAGAGACGACACTGGATAAACAGAAGATTGAGGAAGGTTACTAATGTCTTATTTTACTAATTTCCCATTCGTCAATTATGTATTTGGTAATCAGCCAGGACCTACTGTGTTTCAGAACATGGGTGTTTATGTTGACTTGTTAGATATTGCTAAAGATGATGCTGCATTCTACACCTACTATGATATTCAGAATGGCGATCGTCCAGATCAGGTATCACAAAAGTTATACGGTAGATCAGATCTTCATTGGACTTTTGCAATTATGAATGATGACATTAAAATTCAAGGATGGCCGCTCAGTTATAATGACCTTTTACAAAAAGCAAAAGACGATTATCCGAATGTAACGATTACAACTCGTACAGATGTTACAAGCAAATTTAAAGTTGGTAGTATTCTAACAGGTAGTACGGGTCAGTCTAAAGGCAAGATTATAAGAAAAAGACTTGATCTTGGGCAAATTATTGTAGAAAGAGTTTCTGATGATTATCAAATTACACAGACTACTGATGTAAAAGGATATATTAAATTAGAACTTCCATCAGTGTATTATAGATTTACAGAATTAGCTGATTGGATTATTACTAAAGATGGTGTTGCGATTACTGCTCCTACAATTAAGTCAGGCGGCGCTAATCATACATTTATTGAATATGACTTTGGTAAAACAAATGCCAATACAGAATATGTGTTCAATACTAAAATTTTAAACTATGCAGTCACTCCTTCATTCTTATCTGGTGAGCAGATTACTACAACAGAAGAAGGGGTTCTTCAGTCAGCGATTGTAGATAGTTCATCATTAGAATATTTGGCAACTCATCACTATGAAGATGCGAATGAAAAGTATGTAGATATTAATCCGAATGCTCCGTTTGTACAAAGAATTTCTGTTGAGCTTGAACTAGATGGAGCAACCGATGCAAATGTAAACAATGCTGTAGTTAAAAGCATCAGCGCTTCTACAACCCTGGATTATGCTACAAACATTACCTTAACCGATATTCAAAGAAATATCGATCAAGGATTCTATACCATTACAGGATCGATCTTAAAAGCAACTGTCGATGCATATAATGACGTAATTAATATAGACATTACCAAGACTCTTGATGGTCTGACCGGAATAGGTGGCGCTACCGATAACGACTTTGACAACAATTTCCCCTCTGGCACAAGTCTTACAGAGTTAAACAGTGAGCTTAGGACAGAGTTAAAAGCAGCTGTAGGTGTAGCTGATACCAACAGCAATAGCAAATACACTGTTACGGTTCATATGTTCTTCTTGATTGATAATCAATTAAACATCGTGCTTGCTCAAGAAAATGCTTTTGGTACAGTTTATGAATATAAAGTGGGTGGAGTGGATACATTTAAAGTTACATATACCGAAAATGAAGTTACTACTGTATCTTCACCTGCTCCTACGACTCAGGCGGAGGCATGGACCGATGCTGCAACACAATTAGAAAGTTATATTCAACAAAACCTTTCTACATTTAATCCAGCGCTGTTAAATCAAGTAACATATTTTGATCGATATGAAAGAAGTAATAATGCGCTTAAATCAATTCGTGTTCTCAAACCATCTATCGCAGATGAATTAGTTAAAGCATTTAATGATATTCTGGTTGAGTCACAGGACTTTGGAGATCAAGTCGAACAAAATACTACAGTTCAAGGCGGCAGTGGCATCTCTGCTGTAACAGCATCATCTCAACCTGTGACAACTTTGGCAGGGCAAACAGTAACATCTAGTAGTGCTGCAGCAGTCAGTTCTGCAACATCCGGATCGAGTAGCAGTAGTGGTGGTGGTTATTACTAATGACAAACCAACCAGCAAGTCCATATGATTTTGGTGAGACGAAAGTCAAAATATTTCCCGCCAGTGGTAAGACGCCAGTTGATGTCACTAGACTCGTTCAAGAATTAAGTTTTTTTGAAAGTTTAAAGGATCCATATGTCAGCGGCACTTTGCTGATTATTGATTCTGCAAATATATTTAATTATGTAAATTTCTTAGGTCAAGAAAGAATTGATATTGAAGTAACCGATATTTACAAAACACCGCAGATTAAAAAATCTTTTGCGATTACGAGTGTCAGAAAACAAGAGAAGACCAACGATTCTACCTCTGCTTATGTAATTAGTTTTATTGACCTGCATATGTACAGAAATCAGAAAATTACATTTAGTAAGAAGTATGATGGCACTCCAGATGCAATTATTCAAAAGATATCTAATGAGTTTTTGGGAGTACCAGTTAATGGGGGTGGTGTTGCACAAAGCAACATGCGAGTAATTACTCCTCTGACTAATTCTCCTTTAGAGTCTATGACATGGTTAAAGAATAGATGTACAACAGCAACAGGCGCACCATTCTTTTTGCATTCTTCTTTGCAAAATAATAATCTGTCTTTAATTGACCTTAACACTCTTTTAGGGCAATCAGTATTTAATGGATCAGAACCATTTAAATACTCTACACCTAACAGACCCAGCAATAGCAGTTATAGCAAAGAAGAATTTAGTTCTCTTTCGCATAAAATTGCTTCTTTGAATATGTCTGTAAATCAGGATGTGTTAGATCTTCTTGCTGGTGATGCTTACGGTAGTCATTATAATTATATTGACACTACTGAAATGAAAGCATTAGAACGGCATTATGATTTAACAGAGCCTCTTGGCGCATTGACGAAACCTAATGGTCTGGATGATTATGAACAAACTCTTCCTGGAGGTATGGGACCTGCATTACACACTCCACAGGCAAACAGTTCTTATGTCTCTCAGATTGTAACAACTAAATTATTTGAGGATATTTTCTCTTATAATGAAGAACTGACAGTTGAAAAACATGCACTGAAAGATAAATCTAAAGGATTAAAGAAGTTTGCAATTAAAGGTGCGATTACATTAAACTGTCCTGGATATGAGTTCTTTGGTAAAGACCTTATGGGTAAGAATCAGATTGATGTGTTTATTCCAAAAGATAGACCATTTGAAGCAGAGAATGTTGGTGAAGATGAGATCAAAGATCGTAAGAGATCAGGTAAGTATGTGATTACAAACATGAGACATATGTTTAGAAACAGCATGTATTCAGTAACTCTAACTGCGATTAAGATTGATAATGATAGAAAACTTCCATCAGAAATGGTTTATACAGGAAGATAGATTATGGATCCATTTAACGATAGAAAATTCTATGGAGATGAAACTAGATGGTTCGTTGGTGTTGTAGAAGACAATGACGATCCGGAGCAACTTGGTCGTGTTCGTGTAAGAATCTTTGGTATTCATTCACCATATTACAAAGATATTGAGATTGAAGATTTACCTTGGGCAGCAGTATTAATGCCAGCAACTGAAGGTGGTATCTCTGGTACAGGTAGATCGCCAAATGGTATTCAGCAAGGAGCATATGTATTTGGATTATTCTTAGATGGTAAACAATCACAGAATCCTCTGATTCTTGGTTCTATACCTAAATTTGAAACTGAAGATGGAAATAACATCGAGCCGGTGGAACATAGATGATACAGTTACTCGGTACAAGTATAACAGATAAAATCTATAATACTGCGATCTCTCGGCAATATACACCAGAGGCTGCGGCAGCGATTGCTGCAACTATCTCTTTAGAAGTATCAGGAACTACCTTGATTCCTTATAAAGGAGATCGGTATAGAAAATATGCTGATTACTGTGAAAGGAAGGGTTCAAATCCTCAGTTACCGGATACTCAGATTGCATTTATTTTTGATAATCTCTCTGATTATAATACATCGAAGGTAAAGTATGCGAAAACAATTGATGATGGAGTTAGAGCATTTAATGAAGAGTATTTGAAAAAAACATTAAATACTACTGAGTTTTTAACTTTAACTATTTTAGCAAATGAAATTAATAGACTGTTTGTGGAAGAAGCGTAGATGACTACCATAGGCGATATTACAGGCAAACTGACTAACAACCTTGGTGCTCTGCTAGAAGATTTAACCGAAGTTGGCACAGCAGCAGGTGCAGCAACACTGCAGTATGACCTGTTGACTGCCAGCGCACAAGATGCTACGATTGGTTCTAATAAAAATGGTTTAGAGATTGTAGGTAGTGCAGGTAAAAGGCTACGTGATGATGGGACAGTTAAGAATACAGCTGTTGCAGTTTTCTCAGATAATCTGGGAACATTCGGATCACTAACTTCTACAACTGGTGGGGCATTGCTTGTAAAGACCGTGACTGGCGCTACAGCAGATGCTGCAGATGCTGCATTCCGTAATACATTCGGCAGCGCATTAACTAAGAGGCAAATGTTCGAAGCATCTCTGGTTGCTTCTGAGGCATTAGCGGATTCATCCATACTTCCTCTTGGTGCATCAACTCAATCTCTAATTAATGATGCTGGGAGAATATTGATCCAAAGATCTAATATTATGTTAGAGAATGCCAATTTTAAAGAATCTATACTAGAAGATTTAGTGGAAGAAACTGAACTCTCAAAGAATGTCAGTATTACTAAACTTGTTTCAGATACTGCTGGTCGACCATCCATACCAGTTGTAGATTACAGAAAAGATGTGCCTCCTAGAACATTGCTTCAGACATTTGAAGAAATGGAAGCATATATTCGATCTTGTTCTAGAGAGATTACAGAAGTAGTAGTGCATGCTACAGACACATCTAGGGACATGGAAGTAAGTTATGATGTTCTCAGAGTATGGGATGTAACAAATAGAGGATTAGATGATGTTGGTTATCATTTAATTATTCTAAGGGACGGTTCTATTCAAGTTTGTAGACCTATTTCGATTCAAGGTGCGCACACGCTGAAAGATCATAATCCATATAGTATTGGTATTGCCTTTGTCGGTGGACTTATGGGCAATCGTAAGAAAGATCAATTTAAGAGATCGCATAAGTCATATACGATGGAACAGTTTAATACTTTTGATACATTTATGAAAGCATTTTATACTGTAATTCCTGGCGGTCAAGCATGGGGTCATAATGATATTGACTATACAAGAAGATCAGATCCACATTTTGATGTGCCAAAATATGTGAGAAATAAATTTAATAAGACGAATGTACAAACTGTTGAAGAAACTAGAGAGAATGGTTCTTTAACAATTGATCAATTAATAGAGGCTCAGAATTAATGGCTGATATTGGCGAAGATACAGTAAGCGCAAAGTCTGGAGAAGGCACAGCAGGAACTGATGCTGCTCGGAATGATGCAACTGCGCCTGCATCTGGTGGAGATTTTGGATTTAAAGATCCAGATAAAGCCTTTCCTCCAGAGGAATATAAAGGTAGTCAAGAGACAAGCGTAGCTGCTAGAGGCGAATGGCAACCTAAGTTAAAGTTGCCTGATGGGCAACCATTTGAAGTTCCTCAGGATGCGCAACCAGAATATCCTCATAATAAAGTCACTGAGTCTACTAATCCAAACCCAGACGAACGCCACCGTATGGAGATTGACGACACTCCATCCGAACCTCGTGTAACTCTTGTTCATAAAAACGGAACAGGAGTAGAGATGATGGAAAAGGATAAACTCCTTGTCGTCAATTCTTCTGGTCGAATGGTGCAATTAGTCGGTGATGACTTTGAGATGTTTGTTGCTGGCAACGGAACAGTTATCTATAAAGGTAATCTTGATTGGACAGTCGAAGGTAATATGAGTTTGACTGTAAAGGGTAATATGGAAACAACCGTTGAAGGCACTAAAACTGAAATTGTCAAAAAATCTGTAATTGAAGAATATCAAGATGATCAAGAAACTACAGTAACAAATAATAAATCGACTACTGTTGGTGAAACAAGTACAGAACTTGTTCTTGGTAATAAGAATAGCTTTGTTAAGCAGAAACAGAGTAACTGGGTAAAGGGTGATGCTGAGTTTTTATCTGGCGCTAATACTCATATTTCTTCACAGACTAAAACATCTATTTCGTCAACCACGGTTAATATGACTAGCTCCACAATGAATATTGCAGGAGGAGCAGGCACTATTGGTGGTCCTGGAATATATCACTCTGGCGCAGCTTGGGATGGGACACTATATGTTATAGGCGATTTGTTAGTCGATAGCGATATAACTGCCGGCAATGAGATTAAAGTTGGCAATGATATTACTGCGTTTGATGCGGTAACAGCAGCTACGGTATCAGGAACTGTTGGACTATTAAACACTGCTAATGTTTACACTAAACCTAGCGCATCAAGCATTGGAGTCACTCTTGCTGCTTCTCCTGAAGGTATTATGCAAATTACAGTTGATGAAGCTGATAAGATTAAGCAGTCTATTGATCTAAGAGAACGTGTTGCATTAGGATTGGGTTTATAAATGATCATTCGCAACGAAAACATTACAACTGCAGATATTCGAAGACTACTCAGAGATCCTGCTAATAGGACTGATGAGTTCTTAATCGGATTTGCCTTGGCTAAAGAGGTGTTGAATTTCAGATATATGCAGTCAACACCTACTGCTGTTAAGAGAATACAATCGACCGAATCCGTAGGAAAGTATGGTACTCGAATTTATGGTAATCCGAGTATTCCAAAACTTAGATATATTGATGGATTAAGATTTAAAAATATTATTCCAGAAAAACAATATAATCCTGTTCTCGCTTCCGATATTACGAATGGAACTAAACTTGGTGGAGGCATTCCGTTATCAACATTTGCTGGTAGCGCATTAAACAGCAAAACAACAATTGCTGATCGCAAAGAAGTCGCAAAATATTTCTATCTTCAATCTATGATGATGAATGGAGTTAGGAATAATACAGGAAGATTCGGTAAACACAGTTTAATTGTTTCTGAAGGATTATATGCTCCTGAGACAAATCAAACAGTAACTTCTGGAAGTATTCTTGATTTACAAACTAAAGGTCGTGCTGTAGTTTATGAAGTTAGGAATCTAGAAGGAAATCTAGATCCTGCTGCAGTATTTAATATTGCATCATACTGGAAAGATACAGCATTATTTGATGAATTAATTTTAAGTTTTGATACAGTTGACCCCAAGGTAGATTATACAGCACAAATTATTGTCACAATGCCTGAAGTGACTGATAAATATATTGGAGAGTTTCGTAGGAATATTCGAACAGAATACAACTACAATGTCGCACTGAAAGACGGACTCGCTGAGTTGGCTGTATAAATATCTAATAAACAGGAATTTATGAATGGCAGTAACTAAATCACTCTCTATTGAAGATGCTAACTTAGCAGTACGAAGTATTGTATCTGCTAGAGAGCAGGTTTATTCAGATATTGATCTGACATTTGCCAAGAAGACAAATGGGGATATTTTTAAAAAGACTGAAGCTGCTGCGGTAAAACAAGCAGTAAAGACTTTAATCCAAACTAATTTTGGGGAAAGACCATTTAATTATTACTTTGGCGCTAACATTCGTGCTTTATTATTTGAACCAGTTACCCCTGATGTTATTGATGAAATTGAATTAAATGTAAGACTAGCAATCGAAAACTTTGAACCAAGAGCAGAGCTACTTGATGTGAGAGTTTTGGATGAAATTGATAGAAACTCATTAAATGTGAGTATTAGATTTAGAGTCGTAAGTACAGACGAAGTAGTAGAGATACAAACAGCATTCTCAAGGTTAAGATAAGACATGGCAACAGTAATTAATTCATCCCAGCTTGACTTTGCATTTATTCGAGGTAAGATCCTTGAATATATGAAAACTCAAACAGAGTTTCAAGATTATGATTTTGATGCTTCTGGACTTTCAGTCATTGCTGATGTTTTGGCATATAATACACATCAGAATGCGCTGCTCGGTAACTTTGCACTAAATGAAACATTCTTGCAGACTGCTCAACTTAGATCTTCTCTGGTAAACCTTGGTCTGAACTATGGATATGTTCCTAGATCTAGGTCAGCATCTACAGCATTATTAAATGTATCTTTAAATTTAACTGGTGCAACAAATAAACCAGAAGAGATTCGTCTTCCTGCAGGATTTACATTTACTGCAGAACTGGATGAAGTAACTTACTACTTTAGAACTCAGCAAGAGCATACTGCAAAGATTGATACTGCTGCTCTTGGTATCTATACATTCGAGGATGATGACGGTAATCTTGCGATTCCTGTAAAAGAAGGAACAGAGCAAGTTAAGACGTTCTTGGTCGATAAGACATTACAAAGACAAATTTATGTAATTCCAGATACAACACTTGACCTCTCAACCTTAAAAGTCAGAGTATTTGAAAGCGCTGCAGATACAGTTGGTCAGTCCTATCTTTCTCCTGGAGAATTAGTTGGATTTACTGCAGAAACCAGATTGTTCTTGCCATTAGAAACCTATAATGGATTTTATGAATTGAACTTCGGCGATGGCACGATTACTGGTGATGCTCCTGATGTTGGTAATATTATTCGAGCAACTTATCTTTCAACCAGCGGTCAAGTCGCGAACGGAGCATCAGTCTTTACACCATCAACTACAGTAAGTGTTGATAATGTATCATATACTC